CGAAATGGTTATTGACTGAGAGCCGATGCCAAGAATTCCACTGCCATAAACCCGAAGAAGAGGCTTCGACTCAAACATCGTAGGATTGAAAACGCTCCCACTAGAAGTAAGAGTCGTAACTTTTTCTCCAGACTTCAGAAAACGTTGTGGTTTGCAATTAAATATCAAATCGAATTCACCAAAATCATGCCTTTGATTAATATCAGCCTCGAGACCTTCTTTGTATACAGCAAGACGATACTCGTCGGGATGATACGTGTCTTCCAGCCTCTGATAACCGGTAAGGGACAGTAAATAATTCCGCAGGCCTTCGATGTTGATCGGAAGCTCCTCATAAATGAATGCCGGATACTTCAAGTCGATGTTCTCGAATCTCTTCTCATCAACAATCAGGTCCCCGTTTCGGCCAGGAACTTCATAAGAAGAGTACACGCGGGCCGGAGCGTCATAAGTTCCGAACCCGCTGATGTACACTTTAAATTCTCTGCTGCTTTTTCCAGCAAAAGTAAAATAGTTTACAGTAGAATTCATCTAAGTGCACCCAACCTTTGCTGTTTATTAAGCTGAACTAATTTCCTCTCGACCATATTTGCAATTTCTGTAGAATTTTGGTTTGGCTGCGTATAAATGTTAATAGTTGGGCTATATACCGCGGAAGAATTGGCGACCGTGCCAAATTTTGCTCCATTGGCAGTTTCGGCATTGGCTATCCGGTTCGCGGTTGTCACGGCATATGTTCCAGTTCCACTAAGCATGTCCGAAATATCGCCTGCCATATCATCAACATTGCTCATATCTACAACCGGAGTAATGGTTGGGCTAATGTCCATATCATTGGTGATAAGAGAGTCAATAATAGCCAGAAGTGGATTCACAGCATTCTGCATCGCTTCTTCAGACTTATAACTATTGTTCTTGATGCCATTAACAAACCCCTGGATAACATAACCACCAGAACGCATCATAAGTTTTGAAGGTGATGCCATCTGATACTCATCGGCAAATGAACCATAACCAGCTCTTGCCATTCCAGCCATTGCTGATTCAACCGCTGACATACCATCGAAAATGCCTTCCGTAAAGCCAAGTGTCACATACGCACCAGAGCCATAGCCAACACCATAACTTCCTCCACCAAAACTAACAGAGTTGGCGATAGATGCAGCATTCGCCAGATCATACCCAGCCTGCTCTACATAAGGAACTGCTTCCCAAATGCCATTTGCAAGATTAATGCCAATATTCCAGCCATAAGTAGACATGTTGTTAGCAACCGAAATAATTGCACTCTCGATATTACCCATGGTCCTGGAAATATCATCATAAATATTAGAGAATGTCAGGCTCAAACTAATCTGCATCATAGTTGCAGCACTCGTTGCCTGAAACTTTGCAGTATTGAACTTGTCTGTAACCGTCCGCTCAACATTATCCATGACAGTTGTAACCTTGTCATCAATCTTGGTGAAGTTCGTATCAGCCGACAATGCCAAGTCGTCCATACACGTCATAATAGTCTGCGTTGTGGTTGAAATGGTCTCGGAAATAGTTAGGAAATTATCCGTTACAATCCCCATGATCGAATTCATCCCTGTGGCAAGACCCGTCAAACGAACTTCTGAGTCAGAAGGTACAAGCTGCAATGCCAGACCCATAGATGTGATCCCCGCGGCAAGCACGTCAAATGGCGGAATCGATTTAAAGAGATCGGAAAGGGCGTTGCCCATGAGGGCATCAATTCCTCTTCTTAGAGATGCTGAAATAGACTCGATCCAGGCCGGATCCAGCTCACTAAACGCTGAAAATCCAGAGGCCAAAACAGGCATTGCTTCGCCAAGATCACGGATTGACTGAACACCGTCTCCAATCAAAGTCGCAAGCCCCGATCTGAACAATGTAGAAATCGCTGTATTTAAAGCTGATGCCGCAACCGGAACAGAAAGCCATAATGTTGGATCTGTAAATGCACTAAATCCATCGGCCACAGTAGGCATTGCCTCAGCAAGCTCCAACAATTTCGGAACTCCATCGCCAATTAAATTAACAATGCTCAAAGCGAATAGAGACCGAATTGCTGTGTTTAAAGCCTCAGTAGAGGCGGGTAAAGAAAGCCATAATGTTGGATCCGAGAAAACACTAAAACCGCCAGCAAGTGCTGGAAGCGCATTAGCAAATTCAAGGAGCTGTGGAGTTCCATCACCGATCAAAGATATAACGTTTAGTGCGAACAATGCAAGAATTCCCTCGGCTAGGGCTCCAAAACTAGCGGCTAGATCTGATCCATTTACAATTTCAAATGATGCAAATCCAATGGCAAGGTCCGGAAGAACTGATGCAAGATTTGCAAGCTGCGCAGATCCATCGGCAAGCGTCGCAAACTGTAGAAGCATTAATGCGCCAACGGCTCCAACCAAAGCCACAATTCCTTTACCGACAGACCCCCAGTTTACAGTATCAAATGCTTGAAATCCATCAGCGAGCTCAGGCATAACTTTGGCAAGTGCGGTTAACCCAGGAATGGCAAGAAGTAGTCCTAAAGCACCGATACCCATTAATAATCCACCAATTCCAAGAACCATGAAGGCAACACCAAGTTTTCTTAAGCCTGGAGCTAGTTTGTCAAAATTGATCAACTCTAACAATCCAAGGCCAGTCGCTAAAGGAATCAAAGCTTCATAAGACTTCGCTCCGAGACGGTTTAATGCGCCACCAATACCAAGAATGATCAAAGCACCGCCAAGTTTCCTCAGACCTTTTGCAACATCTATAATTCTGCCAGAATCGGGCATCATCTGTATTGCTGCAGCCAAGGCCATTAAACCGATAGAACCGATAAGAAATGCTGCGGAAATAGCCACCAAAGCAACACCGACAATTAATAATGCTGCAGCTGCAGCAAGAACTAATGGTCCAAACGTTGATAGGGCCATGAGCGCTATTGTTATTACAGCAACGGTGATGCCAAGCATGGATACGCTATATAACAATTTATCCCAAGGAATTGCCGACAATACTAACAATACAGCAGCTATTGCAACCAGACCGACTGAAGCAATAGTAAGCGCACCAGCTGCAGCGATCAACTTTCCAGCGGGCATCTGAGCAAGAAGCCCGATGGCGATACCGACAACCAGCAAAGCTCCAGCAATTCCGATAATTCCGTCAATGGCCGATGCACCAAGTGCAGCAAAAGCAGCAACACCCATAGCTAAAATCAGAATTGCGGCGCCTGTTAAAACAAGTGCAGCGCCAGCCGCAATCAGTCTTGGGCCTGAACAGAAGTTAGTTAAGATGATTAGTGCCACCATTAATCCGGCCAAAGCACCAATCATAAATGTGATGCCTGCTGCCACATTTTCAATATTAGCAAATAGCCATACAGCTCCTGCTAACATTATCAATCCGAGAGAAATAGCAATTAATGATGCGGCGAGACCTATCATTGGCCCAGTTTTAACAAACTTACTGACCAAAACCATAGAAAATATGATTAAAGCCAGTGCCCCAGCAACACCGACAAGACCTTTTGCTATCTCGCCCCAAGACATTGTCGCAAATACTTTTGCGGCAACCGATAATATCAAAACTGCAGCGGCTAAAGCGATCATGGCAATCGCTAGTTCCATTATGGCTCCCGCTGTGAGAAATCTGTTTAAACCAACTGTCAGATTCTGGAAAAATGCCTTAACACCTTTTCCGAGGTTTTTCAGGCTATTCTTCAAAACATTCATCGGCTTAGCGCCCTTTGCCAAAGTCGTAAATCCAGCAGTGACCCACTTTGTTCCACGATTCATCAATGCGATTAAACCGGCAAGAGCTAATATCACTATGCCAAGAGCCGCAGAAACGGCCATCAATGACTGTCCGAGCTTATCGCTGTCAATCGTGCCCATAACCCACAGACTCGCGGCCAAAGGAACCAACGCCCAGGCAATTTCCTTAATCGACTTGGCGTTTAAATTATCTGTAAAGGCGCGCAACGCACCTGAAGTTCTGCCAAGAACGGTCGCGATTTTATCAGGCAGCATGGCGAGGCCCTTTAAATCCTTCCAGAATGCGCCCTTCGTATTAAACAGCGTATTTCCAAATATCCCGTCGCCAAACAGCATACTAAATGGACGTTTAGCATTCGCGATCGCCCAGTTTGTCTTTTCCAGTTTTCGAAATGCAGTAAAAGCAGTAACAATGCCACCAATCACTTTCATGATGGTCCCGCCGCCTAGGCCTTTTCCCTGGAAAACACTAAATAATGAATCCTTAATATATCCAAGACCGGATCCAACCGACTCGCCAACGCTTGATATAGTATCCGCGAAATGAGAAAATATCGTTTCTCCTTCTTTTAATCCGATCAGATCTTTAGCAAAATTGCTGATCCATCCAATTGCTGACGCAACACCCTCAAAGGCCTTTCGAATCGTCTCGGCGATAGTCGTAAATACGGTATGCTCTTTGATAGCATCACGAATCTTCTCAACCCATGCCGCTAATTTCTCAGATGCATCGCCAATAAAATCTGCTAATTTGCTAAATCCAGACCCAAGCTGTTCGCTGCTCGGAAGAAACGTTTTTATAGCATTAAACACATCAGTAATAACGTTTTTAATAATATCGAATGATGCTTTAATAATACGAGCACCTGAATCTCCAACCCGCTTTATCATGGTGAAGAATTCAACAAATACATTCTTTAGTGCCAGAAAGCGTTGTTTGGCTTCTTCGGATACATATCCACCTTGCTTAATACTATAAATCCATCCATCTTTACCGCTTTGATTTAATTTGGAAAACCACTTAAATATCTGACCCAAATCCATCAATTTTCGGCCAGTATTCCCAAGAACTTCTAAGAATTTATCAAAGGTATTAACAAGCTTCTGCCCAACTGGCGTCCCGTTTCCAAATACCTTATCAAATGCTAGTCCAGCAATAGACAGGACATCTTTAATGTTCTGTATGATTTGTTTAAGCCCTTGAAAAGCGTCTCTCAAATTTTGAATTCGACGTTGAGCATCCTTATCGATCCAAAATTGTTCTGTTCCGTCATCATTTAATTCATTAATTTTCCGCATAGGATTGAACAATTTGAAAAACGCATCAGTAAGACCATGGACCTTTGAAATTCCATTTTGAATTTTATCCAAAACATCCAAAGCCATTGGGGCTAGATTTGTTAAAAACTGCGTATATTTTCCCTCGGCAAAAGGCTTTGTGATCTTACGAACCTCATTGAAGACGTCCCTCAGTTTATTCTGCATCTGACGGAGAAACTCAAAGGTCGGGGTTGCGAAGTCGGCGCCAATTCGAGAGAGCGCGGCCTTCATGTTTGAAAGTGAGCCCGTATACGTTTCGTTTGCGGCAGTAGCGTGTTCACCAAAGGCATAATCCATGGCCCTAGCAAAAGTCAGAAAGTCGACCTGGCCCTTTGAAACCATTTCGCGAATTGTTTCTTCTGTGTACTTCGCTGTTCCTGTCGTTTCATTGAGAACTGCTGCCAGTTTTGCAGCAACGTTCAGGCCTCGGCCCTCCAGCATTCGAAGGTCCTGGGTCATGACATGGCCTGTGCCGGCAATGCCTGTAAAGATGTGGCCGATCTCACCATAGGTGCTGTTAGTCATGGCCGCGACACCGGAAATACCTCGAAGGATCTTGCCCATGTCGCTGATCTCACCCTCGACATTCTTATACTGAACGCCGGAAGCAGCTAACTGGGAAGCGACAATGGCAGCCTCATCCATGCCATAGGCAGTGCCCAAAACAGCATGGTCAATATCGTCCGACACTTCTTCCCAGGCTACGCCAAGACCCTTCAACTGGAATCGCGCCTGCTCAATATTCAGGGCTCTTGTCTTACCGCCTTCGACAATCTGCCTAGGAATTGCCAGAAGTAAATTTTCAGCCAAGGTCATGGCGGCGTGTGTGAGATTGGTGATGACATTCATGCCGACGATGCCCATCGTAGAGAAACGATCGGCAATGGTATCGATTGCCTCGCCGACTCTGGATAGCCCGGCACCGCCATTCCCAAGCATGTCCAGTACATTTTCCAGCTTGCCGAGAGTCCTGAGAGACTGTTCCGCGCCTTTTTCAAACTGTTCGTTGTCGAAGCGCATCTGTACTACGCGTTCTTCAACAGACTTTTTCATCCTGACGTAACCTCCTCCCAGGCCTCTTCGGCCAACTTATCAAATACCGGTTGAATCGAGGGGTTAATGTAGTCTCTTCCCTGGACATAGCCGCCGTTTCTGGTGCCATGACCATACTGCAGAATGATGGCGATATTAACCCCATTTACAACATTCGTGTTAGTCCACGAAATCTCTGCAAAGCCGCGTGAAGTAGTGACCTCGTATCCCCAGGACATGGCTGTCTTTCCGGTATCCTTTGGGGTATTCTTAGCCAGTATCAAAGCGCCGGCTTCCGCATACTTCCTGAGAACATTGTGAATGTCCATCTTCTCGGATTTCTCAAGAAACCTCCGAGTTTTGGACCACTTGCCCGGAGCTTTGAACTTTATCATAAGAATTATCCTCTACTGTGATGCTTTGCGCGTCTAGCGGCGTTCAGAGAGTGGTTCCGGTTTGCAATGGAACGCTGAGACATCTTCTTTGGAGGCTGGTTCTTAATTGCACAGACCTCGATTAGCTTCAAAAGCCGATTTAGATGCCACTTCTCACACGGTTGAAACGGAATACTCAATGCTGTCATCCAGTAATATATCAATTCGCTTGTCACAACGTCCGATCCGCGCTTCTGATTTGGTTGATTGATTGTCGTGGCGGACATTGGATCGTTTATGTATTTTTCAATAGTTGCGTAATTTTTTCTTGTCAGCCCCATATAGACCATCGGATCAACATTATCCCCGATTGTCATGCAGCGAACATAATCCCGCAGCTCGTCTTTTGTTTTGGCTGCAGACTTTTTTGTAGAATTCGGATGCGGCAGATATGGTTTATGCCATTTGGCTTCCCATTTTGAAATACTCACCAGAGAATGCTCCAGAACGAGTTTTTTTGACGGAACCTCGATGATCGTGTTAGTTGACTCATCGTAAAGTTCCTGCTGGGGAACCGATATAATGAGTGGCATTATTTTGCACCAAGTGCTTCCTTCATCTTATCTCTATTAGCACTAAGTGCCTGCTGGTCTACCATATCGGCCGGGAACATGCCAAGAATCAGAGGCTCAATCTCATTGGAGCCCTCATCACTGATCAGATGAATTAAAAGCTCGGAATAGGCCTCGGAGCTCTCGAATTCATCGGCGAGAGCAACGCCATTAATCTTCTTTATAAATTTGCCATCATCGGTCTTACGACCATAGGCAGCGAGGATGAGTGTCTGAAGGACCGTGATCAGTGGCTTCATATATGTCTCATCATCCTTGACATCTGTCAGGATTTTGCGGAGATAATTGATCAATCCGCCATAATCGCTGTACTTCAGGTCAAGGTTCATTACTTCGGCTTTCGTAAGATGCAGACGGATCACTTCTTCAATATCTTCGCCGTCAAAGCCTTTGTACTTTACTGTTTTGGTTACCATATTCTTTGTCTCCTTTCACAAATACAGAACAAAAATATAAGGGCCGCCAGCCTCGCTGAATACGGCCCCATAATAATTTAAATACCTGCTTCGCTGATGATTCTAAGAACTTCATCGGGAAGCGGAAGACGTGCCTCAGTGTCTTCTGAGCCATAAAGAACGTCTTCAATTGCCTTGATCTGAGCAGCTGATACTTTTGTTGA